GCACACTTCAAGAATCTGCCGTGCCGGAAACAAAGGGTAAGCGGCCTACAGAGTCTTCTGATGTGCTGACAGTGTTTGACACTGAATCTAACGGCTGGCGCACTATAAAATTTGATAAGATTATCTCTTTTAAAGTGCAGAACCAATACGTTCGCTCTCAAAACTAATGCTTGACACAGTGACTCCTTGGTGTTATAATTACTATTGTAATGTAAATAAGGAGTCCTCTAATGGCAAAACGACAACGCAGTACTCATGTTCTTCCAGAACCTAACTGGCGAGAATTCAAGGAGTACACAGACGAGGCAGATCGGGCTAAGGCATTCAGTGATTGTGAGTACTTCACACACTATGAAGTTGCCGACAAGTCTGGTGTGCCTCACATCAAGAAGTGGATGAAGGCGAACTTTTCAGCAGATGATGTAACAAGCATCCTGAAGTCGCCTGATTCTACTTTCTATTCTATTGCTAAGTATGGCTACATTTGGTCTAAACTCGGCTACATGACACAGGCACACGAGAACTACCTACACTCTATCAAAGATGATTTGGTGGCGAAGGGTACTGCCTATGTTGCTGACAAAGAAGAAGCACCTAAGGTTGTTCCTATCAGAAAGAATCTCGATGACTTTCTTGATGGTGTAGAAGATGCTCAGGTAAGTATCGAACAAGGCACTACAATCAAGGCAGAATCTTTTGTTGACGGGTACAAACTCAACGCAGGCGAACTGACTACAGCTTACACAAAGTTGGACGAGTTAGCATTCGAATGGCGTGAACTGTTAGCCCTTCGCAACATGAAAGAACTCGGTGATTGGGACAAGCAATTAGTCGAAGGCTACAGTCATCTAAAGCAGTCTACAATCAAAAAGATCGTGGACTTCTATGCTCAGTTACAGACAGGATTGCTTGAAACTAAACAGTCAAAGAAGATTGTCCGTATTCGCCGCAAGAAGCCTACAGACAAGACGAAGGTTGTTCGCCGTCTCAAGTATCTCAAAGAGTATCCTGAACTCAAACTCAAATCAGTTGACCCTGTAGATATTATAGGCGCAAGTGAAGTCTGGGTATATGACACTGCTCGTAAAAAGATTGGCGTGTATGCTTCAGAGTATGAAGGTACGCTGAGTGTGAAAGGCACGAGTATAGATAACTATTCAGAAGCAAAGTCGTATGAGAAGACAATGCGAAAGCCTGAGACACAGGTACCTGAATTCATGGCAGCTCGCAAGAATGGGCTGCACAAATATGTTGACACGATTCGTGGCAAGAAACTCGCACCTCGAAAGCGACTACTTCCTTCGATGGTTATTGTGAGGGTTATATAACATGATGGTAGTAGATTACAATCAAGTAGCGATTGCTACATTCATGGGCGAGATGGGTGGCAGAGGCGGCTCTGACATTGAGGTGAATCTTCCTCTTATGCGTCACATGATACTCAACACAATACGCTCATACAAAAACAAATTCTCAAAAGAGTTTGGCGATGAAGTAGTAATTGCCTGTGACAACAGGCGTTACTGGCGCAGAGATATATTTCCGTATTACAAAGCACATCGAAAGAAGGCACGAGACGATAGCGCCCACGATTGGTCTGCTATCTTCGAAGCACTGACTACTATACGCAACGAACTGGACGAGTACTTTCCGTATCCTGTGATTGATGTTGATGGTGCTGAGGCCGATGATGTGATCGGTGCTCTTGCTGAGTACTCACAGACAGCAGGCGAGGGCGGTGGTTTGTTTGACGAAGGCTCACAGATTCCTTTTCTCGTGTTGTCAGGTGACCACGACTTCAATCAGTTGCAGAAGTGGAGCAATGTAAAGCAGTATTCTCCTGCTCAGAAGAAGTGGATCAAGATTAAAGAGCCTGCTGAACAAGTGTTGATGGAACACATTATCACTGGCGACAAGGGTGACGGTGTTCCTAACATGTTATCAGCAGACAATTGTTTTGTTGAAGGCGTTAGGCAGAAATCTATTCGCAAGAATCTACTAGCAGAGTGGAAGAAGACTCCTCCTGAGAAGTGGATCACTGCTGATATGTCTCACGGGTACAATCGTAATCAAATGCTCGTGGACTTAACTAAGACTCCACAAGAGATCAAAGATGCGATTATAAGTAGTTACGAAAGATCAAAAGGAGGCGACAAGTCTCAACTATTAAATTATTTTATCAAGCACAAAATGAAGAACATGCTTGAAGTTATGGCAGACTTCTAGGAGAAATTATGAGCGATAGAGAAGTATTGATTGAAGTTGACACATTGAAAGAAACAGATGAGCAGCGAAAAGCAAGAGAACTTGCTGAGCGAAAATCTGAAAGTGGACTTCTGACTGAACAAGAAGGAGACAATGATGCAGAATAATTTTAGACAAATGAACGAAGGGTTCAACTGGGTATTCGAAGCTAAGAAGCCAGACGAACAAGTACAGCGTCTTAAGACTTGGGCATCTAGGAATCAGACAATTGTGCCTATGGTTCGTCTAGGTGTAGGCGCAGAGAAAGCAGACTGGAGATTGCCTGAAGGCATGCCAGAGACTGCTAAGATTCAAGACGATATTCCTGAAGGTATGGGCGAGACTACGCTGATGCTAGAATGGCGTAGAGTGAAGCAGTTTATTGATCCGAACAGTAACATGAACAATCTACCTGATTGGAAGCGTGAACAACAATGGATCAATATTCTTGAAGCTGTTCAGGCAGAAGAAGCGAAAATTCTTACAGCAGTGAAAGATGGAGCACTATTGAAACTCTATCCTAAACTAGAGAAGTGTCTGCCAATTCTTGGAATCGAGGAGTATAATAAACCGCCTCGAAAAAGCAACAAGAAGACAACGGCTAAGACTACTACTAGGACGCCTCGTGCTAGGAAAGGGAAATCAGCACCAGACGAAGTGGTTGTCTGATAGAAAATTCTTTGATTTTATGAGAAGAACGAATCGTTCATTCTAATCTTCAGGACGATACTTGTCGTACTTCATTCCAAGTTGATAGCCTTCTGGCAGTGGCTCATGTTTAGGAACTAGGAAAGCTCCTTCTGGGCCACATATCCAACGCTTACGAACACGCTTCTTCCAGGCTTCATGCATCTTTTGCCGTGTAGATTCTTTATGCTTTCTACCGTGCATAGGGTTCATGTAGTCTTGGCGTGTGCCTGTCATTGTCTTTTTGATTTTAGCTTTGTGTTGTTCGGTGAGTCCGTTCTTGTGACCGTGATTGGCTTTGACACTCGCACCTATCTTTAACTTAGTCTCTTCGGTGTGCTTAGACTTTGCTCGTGCTTTGTCAATGTCAACTTCTATTCTATTCTTAGCGGCATAGTCACGCACTGCTTCTACTGTAGCAGCACGAGTGAGCATTTCACGAGGCTTAGGAACCTTGTGAACATCTTTGTTCTCAACTATGTAATGACCTTCATTGGTCTTGAATAGAAAGTAGGACTTGTTCATTATAATTTAATCTTCAAACCACATCTTGTTGAGCCTGAAGATGCTCCTCCGTAAGTAGCTAGTGAGAAAGACTTAAAGTCAGGAAGAGTAGGCAACTTCAATTCATTTCCGCTTCCATTGTTTCCTTTTCCCACATAATATATTTCAAAAGTGTCTAATGTTCTATTGTGTATTGCGAAATAATTATCGCCGCCTTCTTTAAAGTGATCTAGTATTTTCTTGTGTAGTTTTTTAAGGACCGTTGTGTCTGTTGTAGTAAACTCAGCAGGAAGTTTACCTGAAGCAGGAGTTCCTTTGTCGCCTGCTAATCCTATTGTAGGATCTATGCTCTTGAAATAATCTATGGCTCCTATGAATGAGATAGGATAGCCCATAGACTCCATCGTTTTGTCTAATGTAGCTCCATCCTTTCGCAGAGACTTGACAAATTCAATGGCAATTTCATCTAACAACTTCGGAACAGGCTTTGATCTATTGGCAGACTTGTCAAAAAATGTGATAGGAGCAGTTCTGCTGTTAGTGCCTTTGATTTCAAACTGCGCTCCTTTTTTAGCAACGGTCATTTCAAGATCAGGTACAGTAGAACCAGGTCTAGCTGTTTTGTATTCTTCGCTCACATCAATTTTTTTATCGTATGCCAATTTCATTACATGTTCTGCACACATGTCCTGCGTCTTTGATCCAGCAGCTACACGATTTTGTGCGCCGCCGCCTGGCTTTGCGATGTGACTCAGTACTACATAACCGTCTACTTTTGATTTCCACGAAGTCAATGACACTCCTACGAATGTGGATCTAGCAGAGGCTCCGGTGACATTGAGTTGTTGACCAGTTAAAAGTTTTGCTGGAAAGGTAAAATGAACAGTTTTACCTTTATTTAACTGTTGTTTTACTTTGCCGTCGGTAGTGTAAAGACTAGTTGCTTTATCAGTATGAAAGCCTTTATCATACTTGTACATGTTTTTGGTTGTAGGAGCGTATATTGTCCTTTCTCCGGCACCAGAAAAATTCTTGTTACCGGGAACATCACTTGGAAAATTTTTAGGTGAAAAAGTAGCCATTTTTAGCTCCGAATAGTTTGTTTACTATTTATAAGGAAATCAATTACTTACATCTCTTGACATTGCCTCATAATACTGTATAATGGTACTATGAATCAGAAATCTTGTCAACCCCCTAAATCAGTGCTTGACACTGCCCTCAAAATGTCGTATAATGTATGCATAAACTGAAAAAAGGAGATGTTTATGAACAAAGACACATTGCTAGAACTATTACTTTCTGCCGAAAACGCCCTAGAAGGCTACTATGTTTCCGGAAGCAGATATGACATTGAACACATGGAACGCCGTTGCGCTGAACTAGAGCGAGAAATGGTATCCTTTGACGAGGAGTATGTATCTTGATTCTTATTTCACTAGAAGGCGGAACAAAGACTCAGCGCAATCTGGCAGAGTCTGCTCTCAGGTTCTTTGTCAAAAAACTGATGCCTCGTAAGCGCAGTCTCAAGATTGACCTACAGATTAAGAATCTAATCAAAGACGAGGTTGTCGGTCTGTGTGAGCACATGGGAGGTAATGAGGTTGTCATTGAGTCACACAATCGTGGCAATCTTTATGACTTCATTAGCTTCCTGGCACACGAATCTATTCACATGAAACAATATGTTACAGGTGAACTCAAGACAACTGACCGCAAAGAAACATGGCACGGTAAAGATTACACTGGTGTGCCATACAAAAAACAGCCATGGGAAGTAGAAGCATGGAACGGTCAACACAAATTAGCAAAAGAATTTATTAAAAACGAAATGGGCATAACAATCAAAGCGTCTAAAGAATTGAACCCAAGGTCATTGAAGGCAATGGACTGGGAAGCAGAATGCTTGTTCTTAGACAATGTTATAGCAGCCCAAGCAAAAAAGGAGAATAAAAGAAAATGATGTTTAAAGAAAACATAATCCTAACTGACATAGATGGTGTATGCCTCGACTGGGAATTTGCTTTTCACAATTGGATGGAAGTACAAGGTCATGAGTTAGGTGAGAAAGATGTCTACTCAATGGCGATGGCATATCAGATGGCGCCTGAAAAGGTGAAGCGTCTCATCAAGACCTTCAACGAATCAGCAGCGATTGGATTTCTGCCTCCGTTACGAGATGCACAGTACTACATCAAGAAGCTCCACGAGAAGAAGCAGTATCGTTTCGTGGCTATTACGAGTCTCAGTTTAGACCCATATGCCAAACTTTTACGGGAACGCAATCTCAAAAAGATATTTGGCCCAAACACATTCAAGGAAGTTATCTGTTTGGAATGCGGTGCTGACAAAGACGAGGCGCTGAAAAAAGCAGCAGAAAAGTATCCTGGTGCAGTGTGGATCGAAGACAAGCCAGAGAATGCGAATGTAGGTGCGAGTCTCGGCTTTGATACATACTTAATGGAACATGCTCATAACATGAACTACAAAGGTAAAGCTCGGGTTGTAAAGAACTGGCAAGAGCTTTATGGATTAATCTTACGAGGCAAGCCAGTGTGGCCTTGAGGTAAACTATGTTAATTAATATTCAAATTGAAATTGATACCGAACGAGATGCAGCCGAGCTTCGTGCTTTGATGGACCTCATTCAACAAATACAGGATAAAGAATAATGTCAACTGAAGGCTTAACTGAAAATTACATCTACAAAATTAGAGAGTGGCATCATGACCGCAATCTAATTGAAGGCGCTACTGACAAGGATCAGGTGTGTAAACTGATTCAAGAGGTCGGCGAACTGTCTGACAATGTATGTAAAGGCAGAGATGTTAGCGATGACATTGGCGATATCATTGTCGTGCTAATCAACATAGCAGAACGCAACGGACTTACTATTGCTGAGTGCTTACAACAAGCATACGGCGATATCAAAGACCGCAAAGGCAAGATGGTAGACGGCATCTTTATCAAAGAAGAATGATCCTCTGCATCTGCAACAATGTACGCACTGGCGACACTGATAAATATCATTTGATAGGCACATGCTGCGGCAAGTGTGTTCAAAAACAGGAAACTAAAAAATGACTATGGAATTTTATTACGCTGCTACACTCTTTCTCATGATTGGCTGTGGCTTTATGTCTTTTCACATTGGTCGAAAAGAGGGGGTGATAAAGTTCCTCGAATATTTGGAAGACCATTCAAATAAAGAAGGTATAATCACCGTCAAAATCACGGAAACAGAATTTACGGTTCTAAAATGATAACTCATGACGACTTAAATAAGTTACAAACTTATCGAGGAATTTCTAAAGGCGTTTCTCTTTCTGACGAGCAAAAGCGCAGGCTCAAGTGTATCAATTTAGGATATTTGAGAGGCCTAGATTTACCTTGTACTCTAGACTGGTATCCATCCGATACAGAGAATCAACTTAACTCTCAAAAAGAAGAACACAAAAAATATTGGAATAATCAGCCTCCTATAAAATATGACCTGAATTCATATGGTCACCGTTGCGTAGAAATAGTAGAAAATTCAAACAGTATAATGTTCTTAGGGTGCAGTATGACTTTTGGCGTTGGTATGCACAAAGAAAAAACATGGCCAGCAATAGTCGCAAACACTTTAGGAAGAACTGAGTATAACTTAGGTGTGCCTGCAGGATCATTAGACAGTGCTTATAGACTATACAAAGAATGGCAACCAATAGCAAAATCTTCTGTGACGATTCTTGCAGTTCCTCCTCATTATAGGTGCGAAAAAATTGTAGATAATGAATTTGGTACCTCTTATCAGAATCTAGGACCATGGTCTGTTGAAAATAATTTACGAGATAACAACATTGATCTTGCTGCAAGGCATCTATCAGAAGACTTGAACGATAGTAGCATGTATATTTCATTTAATAAAAACGTAGATGCTATTCAAAAGATAGCCGATGATACTAGAAGCCAATTAATACTAGTTGATTATATGAAATTGCAGAAAATAATCAGAACAACAATGGGCAGGGACGGAATTCATCCAGGCGAAGACTGGCACAGCAATATCGCTGAAAATGTTTTAGAACTAATAGGAAAATAATATGAGCACAATGGTAAGACCTACCCGTGATGTGGTAATATTTGGATTTGAGAAGAAAGAAAATGTGAGCGAAGGCGGCATTGTACTTCAAGAGTCTACTAAGTTAAATTCAGCAATCGCCTCGGTCATGGGCATTGGTCCTGATGTTAAAGATGTATCAGTCGGCGATAGAATTGTAGCTGATTGGACAAAGGCACAGGACATTGGCAATAACCTTCTAGCAGTAGAAGAGGAACACATTCAAATTATCATAGGCGACTAATGAATAATTACATAAGAGAGAATACTCTCTTTCCTCTCACCGAACGAGACATTGAAGTGTTCGATAAAGCAGTGAGTCATCCTGATAGCGAAAGGTTGACTCATCATGCCATCAAAGACAAATCAATCCTACGCACAGACTTCACCAAGAACATGATACGCCTCGCTAAGATGCTAGACTTAGAAGTAGCGTCTATCACGGCGTTTACGGGAAAGCCCGGCGAGAACTCAGCACCTCACATAGACGGCGAGCCAGACACAACCTACTCGTGGCGCCTAGCGTATTACGCAAAGGGTGATGCCAGCACACTGGACTGGTGGCGAGTAGGACCTGTTTTAAAACATGTTAAACTTGAACTCGATAACAATAGGTCAAAAGAAAAGAACACGCCTGCAGGTTATTCTGTAATAGACACATACAAAAAAGTGTACTCCAAAGATATAAATATGAAGTCGGCTTTTGTGCGAACAGACATACCGCACTCAGTTGACATGACACAGTCAACAGAAGAACGCCTCACACTATCAGCCACTTTCTTTCCTCACATTTCTTGGGCTGAACTCAACAAAAGACTGGACAAACTATGCTAGTAGCAATCACAGGACACGCAAAGGGTATTGGTGCAGCGATAACAGAAGCTCTTATTGAAAAGGGACACACTGTTATTGGGTTTGATTTAGAAACAGGTGATGATATAAGAGATGCCGACTCTATTGTAGAACAAGCAAAGACAGCAGATGTATTCATTAACAACGCATATGCGCCTGGCGCACAGGTTACGCTACTACAAAAAATATTTGCAGAATGGGCAGAAGACAAGACAAAAACAATTGTGAACATGGGAAGTAAAGCAAAGTATTTCCCAACTGGTCAGTCACAAATAACGCCGAACATGGTGCAGTACACACTTGATAAAAGAACAATGGATGAGGTTACAAAAGGATTTCAATTCTATGCAAACAAACAGTGTAGATTGATCACAATTAATCCTGGCTTCGTAGTGACTGATTTAACAAAAAACTTAGATAAGGTTATGCTCACGGCGGAAGCAATAGCAGATGCGGTAGTGTGGACATTAGAGATGCCTCAAGATGTGGAGATTGGTGAACTGAGTATATGGACAAGAGAGCGATAGCAGTCCATTTAGGACACAATAAAGATTACACGCTCATTGTAGAACTCTTTGACAACAGAGTAGCTCATCGCATCTGGACAATGATACACGAGGCAAATGAGATAGACTTCGTTTCTCGCACAGAATTTTACAAGTTTGGTAAGAGTGAGGCAGAAGTAGAAAGTGATCTAAATGAAGCAATAAACAACCTAAAACGATTAAAACCTGACACTTTTACGCACGATTTTGATCTAAATCGTTTACATGAGAACTTTCCTGATCTAGTACACACAGAAACACATCCAGAGACAAAACACTGGCTAGCCATGTTTAACTATCATTTGCATCACCTAGAAAGAATGCGTGATGGTGGCAAAAGACAGTTTCTTTTCTGTAGCAACATACAATCAGAACCTCTTCAAGACGAAGACTACGGCCTGTTTACGCTTGGCAAAAGAGAAAACACTGTGTACATGAATTATCCTCATGTAGGCAAAAACATTACAGAAATTGTACAAGACAACGACACAGAGGTGCCAGTAGAACATATTATTCCTACTAGCATTGTGCGACCAGACTTGTTGTTTCACTTAGACGAAGACAGGTGGGCAGGTAAAGAACCTCAATTGAAAGACTATATAAACAATTGGCTCAAACAGATAGAACATAAGCTTCCGTATCCCATCAATGACAAACGATTAGCACTCGGACACATACCTATTGGCAAAGTTGTCGATCCTGACATAAATAAAATAGCAGACAATCAATACATACACAGCCTGGAAGCACTATGAAAAAAACATACAGTAGCCTCACGCAGTTGAAGGTAGACATAGAAAGAAAGGGCGAAGAGAAGGTCATCGATTTCAACGGCTGGCTTCTCATCACAAAGAAAGGCAACAAGAAATACAAATACGGCCTGTTCAAAGGCGAAGTTTCACGCACACTGATCATAGAGGACAAGTAAATAATGATCGATAACAGAATTAAAAGCATCCTGTCTGATGAAGGTATTCGACAGGCAGACACAGTAGAACTTATTGCAAGTGAAAACTTTGCCAGTGATGCGGTAATGAATCTGTGTGGTAGTATCTTCACGAACAAATACGCTGAAGGCTATCCCGGCAAGCGATACTATAATGGTTGCGATCACATGGACGAGATCGAGCAACTGGCTATCGATCAACTGAAAGAACTGTACGGATGTGAATTTGCCAATGTACAGCCTCATTGCGGTGCGAATGCGAACACAGCGGTCTATCAGGCGCTAATCAATCCTGGCGATGCGATTCTTGGCATGGACCTAGCAAGCGGAGGACATCTTTCACACGGTGCCCCTGTCAATATTTCAGGCAAACTGTACGAAGCACACAGCTACGGCGTGAATGAGGAAGGGCTGTTGGACTATGATGACATTGCCCGTAAAGCATTCACATTCAGACCTAAACTGATCGTGGCAGGGGCATCGGCTTATCCTCGTCAAATCGATTGGGCAAAGTTTAGAGCGATAGCAGACACCGTGGGTGCTTATCTGTTAGTGGACATGGCACATTACAGCGGTCTGATTGCCGGCGGCGTGTACGATAATCCTGTACCTTACGCTGATGTTGTCACGAGCACAACGCACAAAACGCTTCGAGGACCTCGTGGCGGCATCATTCTGTGGAACAATCCTGATTACACACGCAAGATTAACTCAGCTATCTTCCCAGGTACACAAGGCGGACCGCTGATGAATATCATTGCAGCAAAAGCACAGGCATTTATTGAAGCCAACACACCTGAGTTTAAAGACTATTCAAAGAGAGTCATCGAAAACGCTCAGGCCATGGCAGAAGTATTCAACGAAAACGACTTCAAGCTCCTCACAGGCGGCACTGACTCACACATTCTTTTGCTGGATTTGAGTGAGAGCAAGTATTCAGGAAGAGAAGCAGCAGACTTACTAGAAGAAAACGGCATCACAGTAAACAAGAACGGCATACCGAATGACCCAAGAAGTTTTGTAGAGACAAGCGGAATACGCATCGGAACAGCAGCAGAAACCACACGAGGCCATGACACATTATGGTTCAAGGGCCTAGCAGAACGCATCGTACACATACTCGGCGGAGAACTACTCTAAATGGCATACTCAGACAAGGTTATTGATCATTACGAAAACCCACGCAACGTAGGCAAATTCGATCCAGAACAAGATAACATAGGCACAGGCATGGTAGGAGCCCCAGCGTGTGGTGATGTCATGAGACTACAAATCGAGGTAGAGGACGGAATCATCACGGACGCCAAATTCAAAACCTACGGCTGTGGATCAGCAATCGCATCATCATCATTACTCACGGAATGGGTCAAAGGAAGAACCCTAGACCAAGCAAAAGAAATCAAGAACACGGACTTAGCGGAAGAACTCGCATTACCTCCAGTGAAAATTCATTGCTCAGTACTAGCGGAAGACGCTATCAAAGCAGCAATCAAGGACTATCAGGACAAGCAATGATTGAAGCATACACTCCGAAAGCCTTAATCCTCACCGAACAGGCAAAGAATAAAGCAAATTCCTTAAAAGATGGAGATAAGCTATTAAGAGTCTATGTACACGGCGGAGGATGCTCAGGCTTTCAGTATGGATTCAGTGTAGAAGAAAAGCAAGAAGACGATACCTGTATAGATAACCTAGTACTAGTAGATAGCTTATCGTATGGTTATGTAGTAGGATCAACATTAGACTATAAAGAAGATATCATGGGCAGCCAGTTTACATTAAGTAATCCCAATGCAGTAGGAACATGCGGCTGTGGCGTCTCGTTTACAGTCTAAAAGTGACACAATACTGTGCCTTATAAGCTATAAGTGAAACAATAGTTCGCATAATAGGGCTAAAGTGAAACAATATTTCGCTCTAACTAGACATGAATATCGGAACGGGCCATATGCGGGTTATATCCGGAACTAATCCGACAGGCCAGGTGCCACAGCCAGGTGCCGAACGATTTGCAAGTCCAGGTGCCAAGCCAAATGCGAGACCGGGTGCCTTAGATAATTATAGCACAGGTGCCATCGCTTGTCAACCTTAGGTGCCTACCGCCGCTGAGTAGAGGTGCCGAGTGCCGGGAGCCTGGGTGCCAGCGGTAGCCACCTAGAGGGGGGAGTGTAGGTGCCGCCCCGTGCGTGTGTGAGGGGGAGGAAACACAAACAGAATCCTCTCTGTGTGAGTCCAGCGCTAGGGCCTGTATAGGGGTTGAAAGGCTTCCGAGGCCCCCGGGACCCCCGAGGCCCCCAGGATTTCCATCGAGGCCACCGGGTGGTCGTGGTAGCGGAAAATCCAATAGAATCAAGCACTTGAAAACTCCAGTGAAATCAATGACTTAGCTTCAAGTCAGAAACTCCAACAATATCAAGCACTTA